AATAAGAGCTCGCGCGTTCGCCCCCATGCGGGTGCCTGCGTGACGTGTGCGGGTGCGCCTGGGCGGGTGCCCGCGTGTGCGCTCGTGTGCGCCTCACCTGCGCCTGCGAGACGATGTGCGTGCGTATGCACGTCTGCGGCTGCGCCAACGTGGGTGTGTGCCTGTGGTGCCTGCGCGTGGCGTGGGTGAGCGCATGGGCGGGTGCATCGTGTTGGCCTGGCCGGTGGCTGGGCAGGGTGCAACCTGACCGGCTGAATGGATTCACAATTATCTTGCGATTGGTGCTTGACACGGTGGCCGGGTAGTGACAATCTGCATCCATCGACCAGTGGCACCCTCCCTGCACAGACATATCACCGTCTCCCTGCACAGGAAGCCACCAGGCGAGGCTCCAAGGCACGGCGTGAGGCACACCAGGGCGGTACTAGCGGGTGAGCATGCGATGGGCACAGAGCGCACGAGAGGGCCATCTGTATCGTTTCGCCTTGTGCAATCGACGGTTGGCCTTTTGGTACACATACAGCACAGACGGCATGGCAATCGATTGTCCTACGGGAATGCTACCTCACGGCAGCGAACCTGAACCACGGTCTATCGGTACCCTGTCGGGAGAGGTAAGGTAGCTAGTAGCTAGGCCACTGAGTAAGCACTACGTGTTGACAACGTGGCAGATGCAGAGTAGGATTCACCACATGGCGAGATGATCCGCCCACCTACTTACTGTAGGTAAGTGAAGTGATAAGGGACTGATAAGCTAGTGGGAAGCCTTCGGGCCGACGACAAGAGGAACTAGCCTGGACCGATCGACCTAGGATGCGGTGAGCTACTAGGGAGACACTTGACAAGGCGGAACAGATAGCCTAGTATGTGACACCAGCGGACTACCGGCTGCACTAAACAGGTAGGATGGTGGCGACAGGACGCCCAGCGGGTTAGAGACCCGGTAGCTTGACAAGTCAGCGTCTCGGTAGTGTAATGGCAACATACCGGCCTCCAAAGCCGTGAGATTAGGGTTCGAGTCCCTACCGATTCGCCAAGGGCTTGACAAGATGCAAACGGTGAGCTACCATAGGCACCACGGTCTGAGGACCCCCGGCACTGGACCGGGTAGGACTACCGCTAACGGGTAGGGTGGAGACGGGAAGCCGGTTACAAGAGGTGGACTGCCAAAGCTGCAACGTAGCACTAGCGGATAACCGGATGAACTGGGATATCAAAGGCCCAATGAATCCTCAGGACTTGCAACACCTGAGCCGCTTTACCTGGGACTAACGCCTAGGGCCTGCATCTGCCGTGAGAGTCGGCCTCGCAGGTAACCCACGATAGCCAAAGTGGGAAGCCGGTCATAAGCGGGTGATGAGCCTGCTATCGATGGGAATACCTGTCGTTTCGTGAAAGGTTCTACATTGCCCACGGTGACAATGGCACTGTAAGCCGGAGTASGGGTTGACAGCCCGAAGGGCTTACAGATTGATGCGCCTTGCCAACGATTAGCCGATACTCTTCGCTAAAGGGACGACTCCGCTTGCAGCCTGCCTGATTGATTCCAGTCGGGACGTTGGGAATCACAGGGCGCATCAATCTGTAAGTTTTCCCAAAGTGCCAATGGAGGCACATCATGCACGGTAATGCCAATCTCGAACGTACCCGCACTAAGCGGCGTTTCTGCCAGTTCACCAAAACCGCAAGCGTTATCGACATGACCACGACTGAGTATGACCGCAATCTTGCGGAGCGTCGCCGTCAGGCTGAGCGTTACGAAGCGCGTCACGGTACTGGAGGCAAGCGCGCAGTATTCGGAGTCGAGGGTAACAGCGGGACCGCCCGGGCGAACCACGCCGCTGATCGGCGGGCTTACCTGTGAGGCGGTGGCAGCGTGGTCATGTGGTTCTAGCATCTGTCCTTTTCGGCATGATCCTGGGCACCACACTCGGCGGATGCCAATTCCCGAAGGAGGAGCCGCAGTTGCCTCGCGGCGAGGCGATCGGCGAGCTGCCCGAAGGTGCGCTCATGATGTTCATCGACAATGAGCATGGTGTGTATTGCTACAGCTACCTCGCTTCCATCTCCTGTGTGAGGATGTGGGAGTGAGCTGCTGCAAGAAGCGTCCACCGTTTGACTGGATGAGCTTTCTGTTCTGTGTGGTGGCCTTCGTTAGCGCGGTCACCATCGCAGTAGCGGCAGGCTGCAAACCGTAACAGCCCGTGCCCTTCGCAAGAGGGGCCACGGTGATGCACATACACGCCCTCTAATCATAGAGCCGGTTAGCGCCGGGTTCATAAGCCGCAGTGTGTGCATCACCGTGCAATGGGCACGATAGCCGAAAGGTAATCACCATGGACATCATCACCGGCAGCGCGGACATCAAGCGCGCTATCAAAACCATCAACACGGCCCGCACGAAGCTGGTCGATCAGATCCAGCAGGCCGCGATTGCGGTCATCAACCACGCACATATCCACGGCGACGTTACTCTCGCTTCCGATCTGTGTCTCGCCGTGGGCAACGGCATGAAGCACGAAGCGCTGCGACTGTACCTGTCGGAGTTCGGCCCGATGGCTCCGAATGACGACAAAGAGACCAAAGCGGCGATGCCTATGAAGTTTGCGAAGGCCAAGCGTGTGGAGGGTGAAGCACTCTCCGATATGCTAGAACGTGCCGCCGCGAAGGCGTGGTGGGACTTCAAGACCGAGAAGCCTGCCGAGGAGTTCTCTTTCGCTGCGGACCTGCACAAGCTGCTCGGTCGCCTGGAGAAAGCCACGCAGAATGGCTACACTCCGAGCGAGGAAGAGCAGGCCGTCATCAATGCCGCCCGCGCCGTCCCGAAGCCCGCCAAGAAGGTGCAGGCGTAATGCTGCCCGGCACCCTCGTCATAGGAGCCGGTGTGCGTGGGTGCCGGTGTCTGACTGAGGGCAAGGAATACACGGTCGAGGACTACCAGCCCGCCTACAACGACCCGACAAGCGCGGGCGGCTTCACGTGGCCTGCCTACGTGGGAGTCATAAACGACTATGGCGTGCTCGCTTACTACCACACCCACCGATTCAAGGAGAAATAGCATGATCCCCGTACTCTACAAGCGCCGAGCCAATGGCTTGCGCCGCATCATCAGTCAGCTCGCCGAGAAACCTCGGGAGTGGAAAGAGTTCGTGACCCACGAGCATAGTGTTGAGCGTTGGTATGCGTGAGGTACAACTGCGTTACCGCGTCCACATGACGAGCCTGAAGACAGGCGCTCAGTGGTATAGCGGACAACATCACCTCGCACCCAATGGCTGGACGTTCGAGCATCATCCTGACGCCTTGGCATGGGCGCAGCAGGCCGAGACCGACGACCGCATAGCCGATGTAGAGGAGTACGAAATCCCACCCGTCAATGAGGAGAACTACCATGCGTAAGCTGTACATCATCGTTTCCTACCCGGTTGGTACCCATGAGGGTGTAATCACCGGTGTCGTCGCCAATGGCACTGGCCGTGATGCCACGGACGAGGAGCGCAATGCTGTAATCGATCGTCTGCGTACCGCAGGTGCGACGCCATCCCTGCTGGATGCGCTGCGCGAGAAGGTGGGAGGCTACCATAAGCTGTCGGTCTATGACCGCCGTCAGGCTGCGCGCAACGAACACAACGATCTGAATGGCTACGGTAGCTTCTTATTCACCTGGCACATCGTGGAGGTGGGCGAGAGCATTCGCAAGCCGGTGCGCCAGGTGAAGGGCTGGCGTATCAAGTACGGCGGTGACTGCACTAGCTGCTACAACTCCGTCGAAGACGGCGCAACGGTGCGCGACGATGGTGACGAGGAGAACAACAGCGAGTACAACCTGCTGTTCCCGACCCGCGCCGCCGCCCGAGACATCATAGACACTCGCATCGGTGACAAGCGCAGCAAGCATGATCCCTCGGGCTACTACATCGAGGCGGTGTATGCGTAAGATCCTGATCCGCATCCTGATCTTGTGGTATTGGATCATCGGCCGTGGTCCCTGGATTGTAGTAGGCCAGTATCACGACGATGATGGAGTGATGCGCCGCTTCCGCACCGGCAACCCGAGTAGTGTTTACTGGGGCTACAGGCGGAAGTTCGACTCGCTGGACGAAGCTAACCGGTACTGCGAGAGTCGTAACTCCGAAGCCTGTACCGACCCACTCGGCACGACGTACTATGTGTGGCACGAGCTGGAATTCAAACACTTTCACATGAAGGAGAAGTACTAATGGGTTTCATCGACAAGATCAAGGGTGCTGCCAAGTACGTGAAGGACAAGGTGGTGTCCACATTCATGCCGCAGGATGATGACGATACCCCACCGCCCGCAGTGGACACGTCGCAGTACCTGCATGTCAGCATGCCGCTGGTTCCCATCGACAACCCGCTGCTGCGTAAGGTGCTGGGCCGGGACTACCAGATGGTAACTCCGGGCATGACCCGCAACGTCGGCAACAACGTCATGAAGATGGCCGCAGACACCCTAGGCAAGAACAACAAGGAGCGCCGCCGCCTACGTACCAAGATCAAGAGACGAGCTGCGGAGCTGCGTACGGTAGGCATCGCATGAGCAAGGAACTCAGTAGCTGGATCGAAATCACGGTGCCCTCCTCCCTGCTCAAGAGTCTCGACAAAGAGCTTGATGCAGCAGTCAATGCGATTGGTGGCATGACCATGACCGCTGGTCAAGGGTTCTACAAGCGACAGGACAACGGACAGATTGACTTTGAGCAAGTCGCAATACTGCGCTGGGACTTCGATTACATGAGGGACGGCGGCGAGGTGTTTAAGGCAACGTCCGCAGTAACGAACAAGATGCTTGAGCTGGGCGAAGAGTGCGTGCTTCGTCGCAGAGCCTACACTGTGGATGAAAGTTCCTACTACAAGTCCGAGCTTATCTTTAAGTAACCCGCACTGGAAGAACTGTGCCGCCTGGTCCACGTTACGGACCATCAACCAACCCGTCAATGAAAGGAGATATACCGAATGTCCGAGAACACCCACGAGCAGACCGTCAGCCACGCCGAAGCCAAGATCAACGAGCTGCGTGAGGATCGTGCCAAGGCCCAGGCCAAGGTCGATGCGATCGATGCCAAGATCGAAGCACTGCTGCGCACCGCCGCCAACGACGCCGCCATCGAAGCCCTCGCTCCGGGTAGCTCCGTGGCCTACGTCTATGGCCGCGCCCTGAACAAGCGTGTCCTGTCCGGTGTGGTGCGTGCCACCAACAAGACCGACAAGGGCGTGGTGCAGCTGAAGGTCGAGACCGGCGAAGGCTTCGATGCCGAGTTCAACCTGATCGATGCCACGGCCCTGCTGTTCAGCGCCGATGAGATCGAAGCTGCTCAGGCCGAGATCGACAAGGCCAAGGCCGACGCTGAAGCTGCCGCCGAAGCCGCGAAGAACGCCGCCCTGCAAGGTCAGCAGTCATGAGCGGTATCTCCACTCCCGCACCGTACAACACGTACAACGCCGCCTCCATCTTCCGACCGGCTGCACTGGTTCCCGGTATGCGGGTGACCTTGCTGCTTGCACGTGATGCATCGGTCGGTTCGGATGGCACTGCGATCTACGTCGTGTCGGACCAGCAGGACAAGCGCGGCAACCCGCTGCTGGTCAATCGCGATACCGGTGCTGCAATCACCGCCAGTCCTGACTCCGTGTGGGCCGCGTACTTATGAAGGTTACCTTCCACTCTGCAGGAAGGACGTTTCCACGCTTTAAGTGGTTGCGTCGGATTAAAGTTCTGTGGTTGTTCAACAGAGTGCGCATCGCATTCTGAATCAACGAGGATGACATGAGCGATACCCTCCCTGACTCTGATTGGCTGCACCATGCGGAACGACTGAAGGTCGGCACCCGCACTCGGGTAGCACATGAGTGCGGGGAGGGTACGCCTTTGCTTATCACCCGCGAGCATGACAAGTCCACCGCATACTGCTTCAGGTGTGGTGGCACAGGATTTAAGCGTGAGCACGAGAGCATAGATGCCAAGCTTGTGAGAATCCACAAAGAGCAGACGAGCGAACGCCTAGTGCGTGCGACTGTTGAGTTGCCAGAGCCATGTGTCTATGACACCCGCGAGTGGCCGCTCGATGCGAAGGTGTGGTTCTTCAAGATGGGACTCTCGCTTCAGATGATCGACAAGCTGCGGCTGTACTGGTGCCCAAGCATCGGGCGGGTGGTACTACCGATCACTGAAGGCGACAACGTTGTGTACTGGACAGCACGAAGCACAAGCCGCCAACCCAAATGGTTGACGCCTGATGTGCCGAAGGATGGGCTTGTCGCACGCTTCGGCGTGGGCAAGGGGGACACCATCGTGCTATGCGAAGACCCGCTATCCGCCTTCAAGGTGGGCCAGTGCACAGAAGCGTGGTCGTTGCTCGGCACCAAGCTGCACAACAAAGTGTTGAAGCAGCTGACTGATCGAGGCCAACGTGTAGCGACGTGGCTCGATGACGACAGAGGTAGAAGCAACGGAAGCAACCCCGGCCAAGACAGCGCGAGAGTAATCGCTGCGCGTCTGCGTGCGTTTGGTCTGGACTACCGAAACATCACGTCACCACGTGACCCTAAATACTTTGGAGTAGAGTACATTGAGGAGAAGCTACAATGAGTACTGAACAAACCTGGTCCCACATGGAGGATACAGTATGAGCTTGGACCTAACCTTACTTAGGCTATGCACCAGCAAGCAAAGATACGACCAGTTGGTCCCAAATGCACCACGAGAAGGATTGGATGAGCTAACAGTCATAATGCTGGACACTCTCCGTGCATACTTCAAGGAATTTCCTGACACGAAAGAGATTCCTTTCGACGTATTCGACGGGTGGGCTATGGAGTTTAAGTTTAAAACTCTACCAGATGATAAGAAATCCTTACTAAGGTTGCAGCTGAGGGCTATGCGTGAACCGGTTCCCCCAGAAGCTGCCCAAGGCATGATCGAGAAGCTGCTGGAGCTGGAGCTTGCCACGACTGCGGTGAGTAAGATCGTGCAGTGGAATGGTGGTGCCGAGTTCAGTTTGCGCGATGAGCTGGGCACACTGGCCGAGCAGATCAACGACCGCATGGATCGCAAGGCACGACTGCCGCTGGTGCAGGAGACACCGGAAGAGTTGATGGAGATGGACGAGCACGACATCGGCATCCACTTCCGACTGCCCACGTTGGCCCGCAACCTGCGTGCTATGCGCGGCGGTGACTTCGGCATCTACGCCATGCGTCCTGACGCAGGTAAGACCACGTTCCTCACGAGCGAGTCCAGTCACTGGATCACGCAGCTCGATGCGGTGTGGCCGGACCAGAAGCGCACCGGCATCTGGCTCAACAATGAGGGGCCGGGCAAGCGCATCAAGCAGCGATGGTATCAGTCGCTACTCGGCGCTACCATCCCTGAGATGGTGGAGTGGGCGAAGGATAAGAGCATCCGCAAGCGCATCGAAGATGCGATGGGCGGGGACATCCAACGCATGCAGTTCTACGACATACACGGGTTCAACTCCGGTGAGGTCGAGGGCATCATCAAGCAGACGAACCCAGGCTTCATCATCTTCGACATGATCGACAACATCACGTTCACTGGTGGCATGACCAACGGTGGGCAGCGCACCGATCAGATGCTTGAGGCCATGTACCAGGCGGCCCGCAACTGGTGTGTTAAGTACGACGCCGTCGGTGTTGCGACTTCGCAGATCAGCGTCGAGGGTGAGGGTATTCAGTACCCACCGCAGTCCGCACTGAAGGACAGCAAGACCGGCAAGCAGGGTGCGTGCGACTTTATCATCATGGGCGGCAAGCTCAATGACCCAGCGATGGGACGCTTCCGCTACATCGGCACACCGAAGAACAAGCTGCACCGCGCAGGCGGTAAGCGTGACGTTCGGGAAGAAGTGATGATGGACGCAGAGCGGGCCCGCTTCTATCAGGAGGCAGCATGAGCAATCCAATTCACATCGTAGCCATCGGGTTCACGGTGTCGGTCAGCTTCCTCGGCGGATTCACCGAGGAGAAGACCTTCAACTGCGTGAGCAACGCGCAAGCAGTACACCTCGCCAGTCTACTGCGAAAGGTGTACGACGCAGGCTACATCGAAGGACGAAAAGACGCTCCGCAGTGGAAGTGGGGATGGTTGCGCAACAAGCACAGCACTTGGATCGGCGTGCACTACTCGCCGCACAACAAGTGCTGGTGCATAAACCTGATCCCGTGCTTCACGCTGTGGATCACCAAGCCTGGAGGTAAGACGCCATGAGTATCCCAAGTGATGACTACCAAAACGCCATCTCTCGGTGGCCGTTGTGAGCTTCGTATCATTCGACCTTGAAACCACAATCCGATCAACTCTGAAGCGCAAGGCAAACCCTTTCTACGATTTGAACAAGATCGTAGCAGTGGGGTACAAGCGTAAGGGTGACGACAAGAACTCAGGTATCTACTACCCGGTGGGCAAGGACATGTCCGGCCAGTACATGGGCGGTGCGCCTGATGGTTGGATGCGCCAGCTGTGTTACAACACGCAGTACCTCGTCGGATTCAACATCAAGTTCGATATATTGCATGCCATATGCCAAGGCCCGCTCAACCGTCAAGCATGGATCGAGTTCATCGACGGCGGTGGTATGGTGTGGGATTGCCAGCTCGCAGAGTACCTGCTGCATGGCATGACCCAAGAGTTCCACATGTGCAGCATGGACGAGACCGCACCACGCTACGGCGGTAACCTGAAGGATGATGCGGTCAAGTCGTTGTGGGCTGCGGGCATCGACACGTGCGACATCGACAAGCAATTGCTGATGGACTACCTCGTCGGCACCAATGACCAAGATGATGTGGGCGACATCGGCAACACCGAGAAGATGTTCCTCGGCCAACTCGCTGCCTTCCGTGCACGTGATGGGCTTCGGTCTGCGCTACTCAACATGGGTGCGCTGTGCTTCACGATTGAAGCCGAGTACAACGGCATGTTCGTGGACAAGAACTGGGCACTGGCGAAGGCGAAGGAGCTGGAAGTAGAGCTGAAGCAGGCGACGGATGAGCTGGAGTCCTTCATCCCTGAGCTGCCCGCTGGGCTTACCTTCAACTGGAACAGCAGGTTCCATAAGTCGGCGCTGATCTTCGGCGGCAAGGTGAAGTACACCGCCAAGGTTCCGATCCTCAGCACCGAAGGAGGACCGACGTACGTCCAGAGGGACGAGGTTCACTACGTGCTGGTCGATGGTACCACGACGGCAACTCATCCGACAGAGGACTTCGATAACCTGAGCCGGTACTCCACGTACGCTGGTGGAAAGAACAAGGGAGAATTCAAGACCAAGAAGGTTAAGGTCGATGACCTGACCAAGCAGAAGTTTCGCAACGAGGACATGCTGTTCACCTTCCCCGGGTACACCGAGGCAGAGCCTGCATGGGAAAGCAAGTCCGACGAGGGTGTGTACTCCACCGCAGCAGATGTGATCGAGGCGCTGGGCTATCGCAACCTGCCGTTTACCAAGGCGCTTGCTCGACGGGCAGACATCCACAAGGACTTGTCCACGTACTACATCACGACTGACGAGAAGACCGGTGAGCAGAAGGGAATGCTGACGCTGGTTGGGCCTGATGGTGTGATCCATCACAAGCTCAACATGACCAACACGGTCACTGGCCGTCTGTCTTCCAGCGATCCGAACTTGCAGAACGTGAGCAAGGGTACGCTCAACGAAGAGACGGGAGAAGAGGAAGGGTCACAGATCAAGCGCGCCTTTGTGTCCCGATTCAAGGGCGGCAAGATCATCCAGTCCGACTTCACGTCACTGGAGATTTATGTGCAGGCCATCCTGACACAGTGCCGTCAGCTGCTCGAAGATTTGCGACTCGGTCTCGACATGCACATCCTGCGCACCGAGCAGGCTTGGGGCAAAGAGCTTGGCCTCACGTACGCCGAGATGGAAAAGATTCTGAAGGATCAGGATCACCCGCGCCACAAGGAAATCAAGAAGCGCCGCACGAATGCAAAGGTCTTCAGCTTCCAGCGTGCCTATGGCGCAGGCGTCAAGAAGATCGCAGCGTCCACCGGCATGACCGAAGAGGATGTCGAGGCGCTGATCCTGGGCGAGGTGGCCCGCTACCCGGAGACCGTGAAGTACATCGAGGACATCACGGAAATCATCAAGGCGAATCGTGTAACAACCCAGCGCTTCGTTCCTCACCCGGATGCTGGTCGTCAGGGCGTTCCGGTTGGTCTCGTGTGTCAGCTCGGACGTTCGCACTACATCACACCCGATGGTAAGATGTACTCCTTCAGTGAGTCACCCTCGCCTGACTTCATCGCATCGAAGCCCGCGAGTAAGGGTGGTACTGCTCAATCGTTCTCGCCTACCGAAATTAAAAACTACGGTATGCAGGGCACAGGTGGTGAGTGGGCCAAGGCATCGATGTACTTGAGCCTGCGGTCGTACTACCGGAAGTACATCACGAACCCGAAGGAGTGGCTGGGACAAGCACTGCTGGTTAATCAGGTGCACGATGCGGTCTACACCGACGCCGCTGCACCAGTCGCCACCCGCGCGGCTGCTCTCCTCCACGCTGCAATGCTGGAGGCTAGCACCTACATGGAGTGGTGGTTCAAGTGGCCGCTGCCAATCGGCGTGCCATCCGAGACCAAGATGGGCGACAACATGATGATGGAGCGCGACCCACCCGAAGGGTTCAGTGATTTGGTACACATCTACCGTAAAGAAATAAGGAAAGACTTCATTGGAAACCACTCGCCTAGTTTTGAATCATAGTGGATACTCAGTTGCATCGGATGGTACATTGTTTGGTCCTCGCGGAAAACTAAAACCCTATCCTAATAACTGCGGATACCTCCGCGTATGTCTTTTCACCGGAGGTAAGAAGCACAATGCCTTTGTTCACAGGCTAGTTGCGGAGTCTTGGGTAGGTGGTAGGAGTTCTGATAATACTAACGTAAATCACATTGACGGAAACAAAGCTAACAATCACTCGGACAATCTAGAGTGGGTTACACCGTCAGAGAACGCAGCCCATGCTCACGCTATAGGCTTACGCCCAAGCGCAGAAATGCATTATCGTTGGAAGGGTGGGCACCCTAGAAATGAAGCCCGTAAAGAACGCCGCGAAAGCTTGCGGAAACAATATCAACCCGTCGTTTGAAAGGAGTACACATGAGTCTTGATGTACTGTTGAACAAGGTTGCCACCCAGGGTAAGGACCAGTCGGTCGCTTCCGGTGGCAGCTTCGACTACACTCCGCCCGCCAAGGGTGTCACCGGTGCCCGCATCGTCGGGTACTACGAGCAAGGCAAGCACGAGGTCGAGTACGACGGCAAGAAGAAGACGCAGGATGAAGTCGCCATCGTGTTCGAGTTGATCGGCCCGAACCATCCGCCCATCGAGACTGACAACGGTAAGATCCCGGTCCGCATGACGCTGACCATGGGGCTGTCCACCAACGAGAAGGCGCATTACTTCAAAATCTTCAGCCGCCTGCGCAACGAGGAGAAACATTTCGTGCAGCTGCTCGGTAAGTCGGTGCTGCTCGAAGTCATCCACAAGCCAGGCAAGAAAGACCCAAGCAAGACGTTCGCCGAAATCTCCAAGGAGTCGGTGCGCAAGCCGGTGATGGATGTGCCCGAGTTGGAGAACGGTATCCCGACTGGTAAGTTCGTCAGCACCGTGATCCCGGTTGGGCAGCAGCTCACCCCGCTCGCTGCATTCGTGTGGGACTTCGCCGACGCCGAGATGTGGGATAGTATCTTCATTGAGGGTGAGTATCCGGAGCGAAAGGACGAGAAGACCGGCAAGGTCATCGCTGCTGCGCAGTCGAAGAACAAGATCCAGCTGAAGATCGCCTCGGCCTTGAACTTCAAGGGCCTGCCCTGCTACGACTACGCAGCGGCCAAGCTGAGCGGCAGCACGACCGTCACTAAGGAAGGCGTGGATGCGCTGGATGGAGTGCTCGGTGACGTTGACAATGCCTCACCCACTGAGACACCTGCCGATGACAAGCCGACGTTCCCGGTGGATGACCCGATGGCAGGTGTTGCCTGATGGTTACCATGCCACTTGAAGAATATACCAATCTGGTAGCAGCGAAAGACGAACTTGATGCGCTCCACGCTGCTGGTGTGGACAACTGGGACTTCTACTACGACGCACTTCGTGATGCGGGTCTCGGTGATAACGATGAAGAGGAGGAATATTAATGGACTTGAGCGCTCTGATGGCTGCGGCTGCGGAGCGCTCCCCAATGCCGGATGCGAAGCCAGTACGTCAGCATAACCCCCGCGTGATCGCTCACGTGGACGGTGACTACATGGCGTACTTTGCAGCAGGTAGCGAGAACTGTTCGGCGGGAGAAGCACGGCGTAACGTGCTCTCTCGTTGCGCACAGCTGAAGCATATCAGCGGTGCGGGTAAGGTGGTCATGCATCTCACGCATGGAGCATCAACCAAGGGTGATCGCTTCCTCGCTGCTACGACGCGACCGTATCAGGGGCAGCGCCAAGCAGGACGCAAGCCGAACAACTGGGCGTTCCTTCGTGACTGGATGGAGACCTACGAAGGTGATGCCTTCACTCCTAAAATCTGGATGACCCGAGAGGCGGACGACGGAATCGCATACGTCAATGAGGGTGCAGCGATCCACGCCAATATCCTGCACGCAGTACACTCGGCCGACAAGGACATGAGAATGTTCTGCGGCATGCACGTTGACTGGGATGGCTTCGGTATCACCTCGGTGCCCCCAGGTTCGTACGATGTGGTCGGCGAGAACGGATTGCAGTACGGTCACAAGTGGTTCTGGATGCAGATGCTACACGGCGACGGCGCGGACAACATCCCCGGCCTTCCCGATGTGGGCAAGGTAACTGCGGAGCAGTTGCTGTTAGATACCAAGGACAACGCCGAGGCAGTCAAGCTGGTTAGCGGAAAGTACAGCGAAGTACTGGGCACTGAGTGGCGCAAGACTTTCGCCGAGCAGGCCGTGCTGCTGTGGATGCGGACCGACAGGGATGCTGACCTGCTGAATGTCATGAGCCTGGGCGTCTTCGGCCCCCAACTCATCGAAGCCTTCCACGTACTGGCCGGTGAGGTCAGCGAGAAGCGCGCAATACTGGAGGCGTACAAAGCATGAAGCGACTGACCGCTACCCAAGTAAAGCTGGTGCGAGTCAAGATCGCAGCAGAGCAAGGCAACCGATGCGCGCTATGCGGCGGGCAGTTCGGTATCAAGGCACCGCTCGACCCGGTGCTCGATCACTGCCACACTACCGGCTCAGTGCGAGGTGTACTCCATCGTGGGTGCAACTCCCTGCTGGGCAAGGTCGAGAACAACGGCCCCCGTTATGGCGTGCGCGATATGCTCGCCTTCTGCGGAGGGCTTGCGAACTACCTGCGTAAGCACATGACCAACATCACGGGCTATCTGCATCCCACACACAAGACCGAGGACGAGAAGCGACTGCTGCGCAACAGCAGGGCGCGCAAGTCCCGTGCACTCAAGAAGAAGGAGACCCCGTGAAGCGAATCAAACGTCCCAAGCTGCGAGCAAGTGAAGTCACGTACGACCTGGATACCGTCATGGATGCCGTACCAACGTCAGGCCCGAAGATTCTTCTGGCCGACATCGAGACAAGCATGATGCTTGCCTACACCTTCGGTACCTTCAAGCAGAATATCAGCGTGGACGCCATCAAGCAGGATTGGAATATTCTGTCGTTCTCTGCGAAGTGGGCAGGTGATTCGCCTACGCTGTATCAAAGCCTGCGCCACCAGCGCAACCCGATCAATGACTTCGGTCTGTGCAAAAGCTTGCACACCCTGCTGTGCGAGGCGGACATCGTTATCGCACACAACGGCAGGAAGTTCGACATGAAGAAGATCCGGGCGCGGATGGCACACAATCGTATGCCACCAATCCCCGATGTCCGTGTGATCGATACGCTTCTGGAATCCCGCAAGCAGTTCGGGTTCACTTCACAGAAGCTGATCTACCTCTCGGAGAAGTTCGGGCCGGACGGTATGCGCAAGAACGAGCATGGTGCCTTCCCAGGTGTCAAGCTGTGGATCGAATGCCAGTCGGCCAACCCGCTTGCATGGGATGAGATGGAAGCGTATAACGTTCCTGACGTGTTGGCACTTGAAGGTGTGTGGGAAGAACTGCGTCCGTGGTATCAGGGTGCGCAGAACCTCGCAGTATTCCATGAGAGTCATGACGGACACACCTGCCCCAACTGCGGCAGTCAGAACGTCAAGCGCAAGGGTACACGGCACACGCAGGTCGGACAGTATGCACGCTACCAGTGCGGCGATTGTGGTGGCTGGAGTCGTGGGCGTGTTCTGCTTCTGTCTCGTGCAGAGCGTGCACACATTCTGATGAACTGAGGAGGTAACATGACTCTCAAGAAAGGCACAGTGATTCAGCGCAACCCTGGAGAGGTTGATGGTGGGGTCAAGGCTACAATCTTGTTCCATGTCAACAGCGATCCTACTTATGGAACTACTTATCGGGTGCAAAGGGAAGATCGTCCGGAGGGCAGGACCTCGGTATGGAACGAGACCTACTTCCACGTACTCGCACCGCGCCCACTTCAAGACGTAGTGCAGAACGTTGAGGACATCGCAGTCACGAAGGCTCGCGGTGGTGGCCTCAAGTTCGATGGCGGCAAGCAGCGTCCGGCATTGCTGCATGAGGGCGTTCCTCTTGCACTGGCGGAAGTCGTCAAGACCCTTACGTTCGGCGCGGAGAAGTACGAAGCGCACTCGTGGCAGCGTGTCGAGAATGCAGCCGAACGGTATCAGGATGCAAGCTACCGCCACGATGCGCAGCGCTGCAAAGGTGAGCTGCTGGACCCGGAGACGGGTATCCCGCATCGTGCTCACCACATCATCAACGAGCTGTTCCTGCTCGAACTCGAAATGCGTAAGGAGAAGGCCGAATGATGTACAAGAATCAGACCGCGATGCTCATCAAGTCCTACGAGAATGCTGTTGCATGGGGCGGCGGCGACCACGAGGAGGCATTGCAGGCAGCTGTGAAGTCGGCATTCCCGAACCTGCCCGAGGAAGGGCAAGCCGAACTCTACACCCGCATCGAAGAGCAGTGGGAAGGCTACCGCGAATCACTCGCTCCGCGCAAGCTGTGGATCGGAAGCGTCATCAACAACTTCATGTCTGACCGCATCGCCCGGTACAACCGGTCGCTGGGCTCTATCGCCAAGGTGCCTGACGCAAAGAAGGTGACCGAATGAGCAAGCCCTACATCGTACACAAAGCCGTCGAGCTGGACAAGGTGAAGAAGAAGCTGGTGCCCACCGAGGACCAGCTCCGCACCGAGTACCTGGCGCAGCCCAAGTACGACGGCTGCAACTGCGTGGCTATCAAGTACGCCAACTCCGCCGAGCACATCAAGCTGTTCAGTCGCACCGGAGAGGAAGTCCTGTCGGCTGACCACATCAAGGAGGCATTGGCCGCTGCGCCATTCGCCCCCATCGGTGTGTACCTCGGAGAGTACTGGCATCCGCACATCGATCAGCCAACCGTGAGCGGCATGTTCCGCAAGCAGGATGGCACTCAGTACACGGACCCGATGCTGGTGGTGTTCGACTTCGTGAGCATCGGTGAGTGGGAGCAGGGCTTCAGCCCGCTGACCTATCTCGACCGGGTTGGTCGCCTGCCTGCAACGCTCAGCAAAATCGAGGAGTGCCGTGGTCCGTTCTTCCTCGCCGAGTCGCAAGGGTTCCTCGTGGATCAGGAGCTGGGTACGATGGAAGCGGCGCGTCTGCTCAGCGAGGGAGGTGCATACGATGGCCTTATCCTGCGCAAGCCGAGTGGCACGTGGACCAAGGGTGACAAAGGAACCAACGGTGAGGTCATCAAGATCAAGCCGACCCTGACCCTGGACCTGCGTGTGCTGCGCATCAACGAGGACGTTGGCGAGAAGACGGGCCGTCCGGTGTACACGGTGGTAGTGGACCTCGGAGGTGGGAAAGAGCAGGAGGTCGGGAGCGGCGTTCCGTGGGAGTGGGCCAAGGTTCCGTTCATCGGGCACATTGTGGAAATCGAAGCGATGTCGTTCAGCAAGTACGGCCTCCTGCGCGAGCCGCGCTTTAAGAGTATTCGCCACGACAAGACCGAGGCTGACAGATGAAGATCGAGTTCGACGGTGTGAAGCAGCTGTCTGGTGACATCACACAGATGACGGCGCGGGTGGGTGGAAAGGTGTACCAATATTCTCACGTCATCCCCAAAGAGGACGAAGCATTTCGCGCCTCTATCGAGGAGCATATGTTCGTTCAAATTGCAAGGGACATATACCTCAAGGAGATTAAGAACTAATGCTCTCGCAAGTGGAACTCGAACTGGAAACTTACTCCTTCGGGCAGGAACGCATGGCAAGGTCCATCGCCCGTAACGAGGAGAAGGGTGGTGCGGATAACAACCCGTATGCCCAAGCAGTGTATCGCCGGTTCGTGCTTCCGCTTGCGGCGCGAATTGAGGCGGACATCAACTCACCACGCATCGGCCGTGCCCAGGCGCATGTGCCACTTCTGCGTGCGAAGTTCGATCCGGAGCGAAAGGATAAGCGTGGGAAGCTCATTTCAAAGGAAGAACAAGGGCGCGAGTGGTACGAGGCTGTGGCTTACGTGGCAGTACGTGGTGTGCTTACGACTTGCATGCGAGACAAGCACGGTGAGGGCAGCGACCGTGATGTGCTGAAGCAGGTTGGTGTCAACGTGTACCACGAGTTTCTTCTCACGCAGTTTGCCGACGCAGAGCCGACGTTGTTCTACCATCTGATGAACGACATGGACCGCAAGCTCTCCGTCAACGAGAACCACCGCATGACGGTGATGAAGTTGCAGGCCAAGAAGAACGGAGTGGAATTCACCGAGTGGGCACAGGGACAGCGTGACCAAGTTGGTGCGTACCTAGTTGACCAGCTCGCACAACTGGGAATGGTGGATGTTGGCGTCGTCAATGAGTCAAAGCGTTTGGGTGTTCGCAACGTGGCACGTACGATGGTTCGTGTCGAGCTTACTGCCGAAGTGCGTAGCCTAATTACGCAGATCAGCGACTTCGTTATCGAAGCAACGCCGTTCTTCCTCCCGTGCGTCGAGCCTCCCAAGGACTGGACAGCGATCGACAATGGAGGATTCCACACCACGGAGATGCGCAGGCTCAACCCGTGGATGGTAAAGACGTATGCCCAGACTCGTGACGACTACCGTGCATCGGAGATGTCGAACGAGATGCGGGCCATCAATGTGCTTCAGCGCGTGCCGTGGAGAATCAACAAGCGCTTGATGGAGGCCGTGTCGAGTATCGCTAAGGTGCATGACATGGAGGAGATTATCTCGCAGGGTGAACTGCCTAAGCCTCGCAAGCCGGAGTGGCTAACCAAGGACATGACCAAGGAGATGATGTCCCATAATCAGGAGACTGAGTTCAAGCGGTGGAAGCGGGAGGTTGCTAACTGGCACACCGACGAACGCATCCGTGCTAACAAGGGGAATCGTTTCTACAACGCGATGAAGGTGGCGCGCAAGTTCGCCGAGTATCCGAGTATCTACTTCGTATACTTCGCTGACTTCCGTGGGCGCAAGTATGTGCAGACCACTGGTGTATCGCCGCAGGGTTCCGACTTGCAGAAAGCGCTGCTGGAATTCTCGGAGGGTAAGCCCCTTCTGACCAAGGATGCACAAGATTGGTTCTGCATTACAGGAGCTAACCGATGGGGTTACGACAAAGCATCTCTTCCGGATCGTGTCAAGTGGGTTGCGGATCATCACGAGCAGATCATGACATTCGCTGCCGATCCTGTGAACAACGACGAATGGAAGACAGCCGACAAGCCGCTACAGTTTCTGAGCTGGTGCATGGAGTACGAGCAGTGGCAAGTTTTCGGACCACGCTTTCTGAGTCGCATTGCCGTTGGCATGGATGGTTCGTGCAACGGGTTGCAGAATTTCAGCGCGATGTTGCGAGACAGTGCGGGCGGCGTGGCGACGAACCTGATACCCGCACCGCTGCCGAATGACATCTACCAGATGGTGGCCGACCGCGTGACCGCAATCCTCCTGGCCGAGGATGAGGACGATGTAGGCTTCCGTAGCCTGTGGCTCAACCATGGCCTGACCCGTACGCTGGTCAAGCGGAGTGTGATGACACTGCCCTACGGCAGCAAGAAGTCGAGCTGGGCAGACTTCATCGTCGGAGACTACCTCAAGGAGGGGAAGTTCCCCGACCTCGACAAGGCACTCCACGGACCCGCTGCGCGCTTCCTGAGCATCCGCATGGGTGACGCTATCGCCGACACCGTGGTGGCCGCTGCGGGTGCAATGGCGTGGCTACAGAGGGGGTCCACCGCGATCCTCAACCAGGGCTACGACCGCATCAAGTGGATCACGCCGTCCGGCTTCCCGGTCGCCCAGGTGTACTGGGAGTCGGAGGAGCATCGGATCAACACGAAGCTGTGCGGCAACGCCAAGCTCTCCATCCGCCGTAGCACAGACGAGGTGAAGAAGTCCAGGCACCGCAACGGCATCGCACCGAACTTCGTGCACAGCCTCGACGCAAGTCACCTGACGCTCGTCACCGTGGCCGCAGAGGCCGAGGGCATCACCGCCTTCGCCATGATCCACGACGACTTCGGCACCCATGCGGCGGATAGCGCGGCGCTGTACCGGATCATCCGGGAGCAGTTCGTCGCGATGTACGAGCGGCACGATGTGCTGGCCGCGTTCCATTCGGCCTACCCGTTCCTCCCCGAGCCGCCGCCGGTCGGCGACCTCGACTTGCGCCAAGTCCTTGATTCACCGTACTTCTTCAGCTGAGGCAGTTTCGGTACACATACAGCAGAGAGTCCAGCCCTCCCGGTTGGAGCGGCCGCGAACGTAAGCGGAACCGGTGCCGGGAGTTTTGGTACACATACAGCACAGGAGACGACATGACCGAGAAGGTCCAGATCAAACGCCTGATGACGCTCCACCCTTCCCAGCTCGCCGCCGTGCGGCGACAGGCAGGGCTGGCGCTATCCGTCAACTCGAACACCACGCCCTTGGAGGCAGGTGTACAGTTGGGGATGGCTCGCGTTTTGCATATCCTACAGGAAGGATTCACTGTCGAGAGCGACGATGATTCCGCCGTATAGAACACCAACGACGGGTGATAGTGAGACGATCAGAGCGGCCTTAACAGCCGCTTTGTATCTGTCATCTAGAGAAGATAGTAAAGTAGACAATAGAGAATCCTCTGTGAGCTACTACTGCGACGACATTGACTACACTGTAGCCCTAATCACACAAGGGCTAGTAGACGCAGTGATCGTAGAAGAAGCCTACCTGTTATGCTTTGCCATTGTCACACCGTGGTACTCAAAGAACCGTGTCGCCTTCGTGGAGAACATGGTGCTGAGAATTGCATCGGGTAGTTCCTTCGACCGCGTAATCGCAGTCATGGATCATCTGGCCGAAATAAACCACTGTGACTCCATGAGCACAGGCGGTGCACTAGCTCGGTCATCCCGAGCGCTCACCCGGATGTATGAACGCCACGGCTACTCGCTGGAACGTCATGCTCCTCAATTCACCAAGCGAAGGAGTTAACCTATGGGTGAAGTCTTCGGAGGTGGGTCTGCGAAGAAGGCAGCGCTGAAGCAAGCGGCTGCATTGGATCGGCAGACCAACCTCCAAACTCAAACCACGAACTACCAGATTCAGGCATATGCCGACCAGATGGCTACCGCTGCTGCGCAGCAGGCTGCATCCGAGTATGCCGAGAAGTTGCTAAGTACGCCCGTCGATACCGTGGATGTCACCCTTGGCACCACTGACCTCGACCTTCAGACGAACGACCTGATTGGTCGGCGACGTACTACCCGCTCCACCTACACCCGACCCGTGACCACGACCGCAGCCTCCCGGCTGACGGGAGCGGCCGGGTCAGACCTATTGTGAGGTGACCGTGGATCATTCCCAGGACACCGCCCATCGAAAGTTCGAGGGCTACGACAATAAGCGGCAGGGTATCATGTACCGACTGGAGCGTTACTCCGGCTGGACGATCCCCAAGCTGTTCCCGAAGCGCAACCGCGATCAGGATACCGAGCCGTTGACTCACGGGTTCCAGTCTCTCGGCGCGCAATCAGTGAACCACCTGGCTAACAAGCTGATGATGTCTCTCTTCGCACCGTCGCGTCCGTTCTTTCGGCTGGAGCTGAAGAAGAACGCAAAGAAGACCATGGCGCAGACTGGTGTGGACTTGCAGCAGTTGCAGGCCAAGCTCGCCAAGGCTGAGCAAGATGCCTCGCTGGAGCTGGACAAGCGCAGCATTCGTTCCCGATTGTACGACCTCCTGAAAATGTTGATCGTGCTGGGCAATGCGCTTATGGTGTTTGAAAAGGACACCATCCGAATCCTCAACATGAGGCACTACGTGGTGAAGCGCACCCGCACCGGTGACGTGTACGAGCTGGTCATTCGTGAGAAAGTTCACAAGTCCCAGCTGCAACCCGCTGCCCTGGCCGCAGTCATTAGTCACCCTGAATTCAAGCCGGATGATGATGGCATGGTCTGGGAGTACAAGTGGGTCAAGTACGATCACGAGACGAAGAAGTTCAACGAGGACGTGTGGATCTGCGACTGCAAGCTGCCCGCCAACTTCAGCTCTACCTACTCTGCCGATAAGCTCCCTTACCGCGCAGTGTCGTGGGACTTGGCCGCAGGCGACGACTACGGCACAGGATTGGTCGAGGACTACGAGGCCGACTTCCAGTCGCTGTCGATGCTGTCCGAAGCTGCGGTGCAGGGTGCTATCCTCGCATCCGAGTTCCGGTGGCTGGTGAACCCCGCTGGGCAGACTTCGGTCGAGGACTTCATGGCATCGCCCAACGGCTCCGCCATCCCTGGCGCTAAGGGTGACATCGAACTAGTCAACGCAGGCGTCGATGGCGTACTGCAAACCAACCAGGCAATCCAGTCAACCTACATCAACCGCATCGGCGCAGGCTTCCTGTTGCAGACAGCGGTGACTCGGCAAGCTGAGCGTGTGACCGCGCAAGAGATTCGCATGGTCGCTGAAGAACTGGAAGGTGGTCTCGGTGGTGGCTACAGCCGGATCGCTGCGGACGTGCAAGTACCCGTCGCCTATTGGACGATGGCACTTACCGACCGCGACATCGCAGGCAAGGACATGGAACCCGTCATCATCACCGGCTTGGCTGCGCTCTCCCGTACGGGTGACCGTGACCGGCTGCTTGAGTTCGGGCAGAACCTAGCCGCAGTGCTGTCGTTGAATCCTCAGATTTTGGAGCGACTGAAGCTATCCGCATGGATCGCTGACCTCGCCGCAGCCGGTGGTCTCGACCCCGCAACCTACGTCCTGACTGAGGCCGAGTACGGCCAGATGATGCAGATGCGTGCGCAGCAGCAGCTCGCCATGCAGAACGCATCCCAGCAGGTTGACAATGCCAACAACATGGAGACACAACCACAATGAGTTCCGCACCTCCGGGCGGTGGCCCTGGCGCTACCGTCATCGCAAGCTCGCAAGGCACGAACGCACAGACCGTGGTCCATGACCCGCTGAATCCGGCGCAGCCCGCAGCACCAGCACAGCCCGTCGCCCCAGCAGCACCGGCACCGTCCGACGCACTGGACCTGACCTCACCGCCTGCTGCCCAACCGGCTGCGCCCGCAGCTCCTGCTGCCTCGCCAATCCCGGACTATGGTGACAACGGCCTCAACATCGCGGCCGAGTATTTCGTCAACACCATTGGCCTGGACATCAACGGCCGCGAACTGAGCGAAGCAGCTCAGGGCAACTTCGCGTTGCTGGAAGCCAAGCTGGAAGTCCTGGGCGACAAGGCCAAGGGTTCCGCACCAATCCTCGCCCTGGCGAAGGAGAGTATCGCCCGCGTCAAGCAGGCCACCGAGGCCCAGCACACCGCGAACGTTTCCGCTGTCCACGAAGCTGTGGGCGGCAAAGAGAACTGGGCCGCTATCCAGCAGTTCGCTCGCACCAATCTGCCTGCTGACCAGCTGAAGCAGGCGGGCGACGCACTGTCGGCTGGTGGCTTCGGCGCTCAGGCCACCGCCCGCATGTTGATGGCGATGGCGCAGGCACACCCCAGTGCTACGGTCAAGGGAACACCGGCAACCTCTGCCGCTGCCCCGGCTGCATCGCTGCAAGGTGTCGCTCCTCTGACCAAGGAGCAGTACCGCGTTGAGTACCGCAAACTTGTTGCCGAGAAGGGCATCAGGGGTGCGGCTAATTCCGACGAACTGCGTGCACTCAACGCGCGCGTCATCCACTAACCAAGGAGCAACACTAACACATGAGCACCATTTTCCCGACCGTCCCGGTTCTGCCGAATCAGGTCAACCAGCAGGGCAACGAGAACGCGCTGATTCTGGAGCAGTTCACCGGCGACGTGGAACACACCTACGTCACCACGTCGGTGCTGGAGAAGTTCTTCCCGCGTAAGACGGTCAAGGGTACCAACACCCTGACCAAGAAGGCCATCGGCCGCACCAAGTTGCAGAAGCTGAAGCGCGGTGATGCGCCGGACGGCACCCAGGTGGATTTCAGCAAGGCGTCGGTGACCGTCGATACCATGCTGCTGGCTCGCCACAGCATCTGGCAGCTGGACGAAATCTTCACCGACATCGATGCCCGTAAGGAAATCGCGGTGGAGCAGGGCCAGGAGATTGCCGAGTTCATCGACGAGACCATCTCCATCGCCGCTGCGCACGCCGCCGCTCAGACGGAGAGCGTGTTCACCCGCAATGGCCGTGCGCCGGAAGGCCACATGGGTGCGACCCAGATCACCCTCGCAGCCGCAGGCGATGAGAACGATCCGGCCAAGGTGTACGCCGCAATCGGCAAGCTGTTCTCCACCATGGAGGAGACCCGCAAGGTCAAGCCGCAGCGCGATGGTATCGTGCTGATCGTGCGTCCGGCGATCTTCTACCTGTTGCAGCAGGCCGAGCAGATCAGCAACGGCGAGTACCTGACCTCGGACGGCAACAAGCTGACCGGCATCCCGACCTTCCACGGCTGGGGCGTCCCGGTGCTGTCGAGCGAGAACCTGCCGAACTCGGTCATCACGGGCCACCTGTTGTCCAACGACGAGAACGACAACTTCTACGACGGTGACTTCACCAAGCTGATCGCCGTCGCTGTGTCGCCGAAGGCACTGATGATCGCCGAGGCGCTGCCGTTGCAGTCGAGCGTGTGGTGGTCCGATGCATCGAAGTGCTACTTCGTTGACAGCTGGATGTCGTTCGCCGTGGGTCTGGATCGCGTCGAGAACGCGGGCCGCATCGACAAGGCGTAATCAACTAGGCGCAGTCCCTGAATCCTCTTAGGAGTAAGCTCAAACTGCGCCCACCAACTGAAGGAGAAGTACATGGTCTACGCACGACCGTTTGAAATTTCGAACCGTGTCACCATCACCGCCGCTGTTGCGGGCTTGGGTATCCTGGCCGGTACGGCGGGCACCGTTGTCGCCGTGTTCGGCCGCGACTCTGCCTGGCGCATTGTGGTCCGGGTGAAGGATGACGAGAATGGCTCGCAGGACTTCGAGATGGCACCGAGTGCCGTCACCCTCGCGGCTGATTGATTCAATGGCAGGGACGCTAACCACGTCTCTGCCTTGTTCCGTTAGGAGGGACAATGTTCATTACCAAGCTCGACATCGTTAATGCCTGCTTGAAGACTATGGGCGAGACGAAGCTCAACACGCTGGAGGAAGATCACGTCTACAAGGATGATGCCGTGGATCAGATCGAGCGGGTTACCCGTGACGTATCCTCCCTCGGACTGTGGTTCAACACTGAGTTCGTAGAGCTGAAGCCGCAGGCAACTAGCAAGTACATCATGGTCCCGACCGATGCGTTGAAGCTTGATGTGGCCCCGGACCGCCGAGGCCGTATTGCCCAGCGAGGGCGTCGTCTGTACGATGTTCGCCGTAACAGCTACGAATTCGACTCCAGCGTGCACGCAAAGCTGGTGCGCCTACTGGACTTCGATGACCTTCCGTACGAGGTGCAGATGTTCGTGCGAGACGACAGCGTGCTGCGCTTCCAGTCCGACTTCGATGGCGACAACACCAAGTACCAGAAGATCGCGCAGCAGCGCAATGACTCTTGGATCAACCTCAAGTCAGAACACATCCGCCAGATCAAGGCCAACCCGCTGTACGCCCGCGCAAGCGTGGACGTTCTGCGTTCTCGGTACTGGAACTACAGCGGCCACCCGTGGCATCCCCACGTTACTTTCCCCGGCTAAGGAGACCTCATGGCAAAGGTTTGCAATAAGTGCAGCAAGGAGCTACCGCTCTCCCAGTTCCATAAGCAGACCAACTCGCCTGATGGTCTTCGTTACTCATGTAAGTCTTGTACATCACGCAGGATGAGCAAGAAGTACGATACACCTGAAGAGAAAGAGAGCCAAAGGCGCGCTAGTGTCAAGTGGAAGTACGGTATCACGTGGGAGCAGGTAGAGGGGTTGCATTCGGCGCAGGGATGTGCTTGTGCAATATGCTCTCGTCCAATAAGCCTCTCTGTACAAACAAAAGACAAAATGCACCAGAGCATACGGATCGATCATTGCCACGGGAGTGGTAAGGTGCGAGGGCTTCTCTGTGACTGGTGTAACGTAGGGCTAGGGCGGTTTAGCGACAGCCCGGAAACCCTGCGTCGAGCAGCAGCCTACTTGGAGAACAACAGATGAAGGCAGGCGGAACCTATCCCGACATCCTACAAGGTGTCAGTCAGAAACCGGCTCATCGTCGGAGACCGGGCAACACGCACGAGCAAGTCAATGTGCTGAGCGATCCGGTCAACGGTCTTGTACGCCGTCGCGGTACGCGCTTCGCTGCCCTGCAATCCGTGAGCGTCACTCCCGATGAGCTGCGGAACATGGACGTGTTCGACTTTACCCAAGATGGGAAGGAGTATGCGCTTCTGTATCGGCGCGATGCCTCGACCGCAGGTAAGGAGACATTCGCATTCCTCTACAGCAAGACTGACGAGGCGTTCATTCCGCTGGTCTACGAGAACAGCGCTTGGGTTAACGAGCTGGTAGCAGGCGGTGCATCCTCGCTCGCCGCTATCGGAAGCTACGTGTACATCGCAGGCAACACCACAATCCCCGAGGCAACAAGCACGAACGTATGGCAGACGCCGACGAACTTGAATCGCCTCGCTGCGTGGATTCGTACTGGCAAGTACAACACCGTCTACACCGTGAACCTCAAGCGGGAAGATGGTACGGTGCTGACGGTTACGTTCAAGACGGTGACGGCATCGTACCCCGGGACTTTGGACACCAGCGATATTCCGTTCTATGAGTCCGGAGGTACGACTCCCGATCCTGCTTACCAGAAGCACGTCAATGACCGAGTGAACGAATACAACAGCAACGTCAACGAGTGGATCGTGACGAGCGCCGAACAGACACGCCCGGAGTACATCGCCGAAAAGCTGTCGGACTTGTTGGTGGATGCCGGGGTTAACTCCACGTACTTGAAGGGTGGCATCCTCATTGACGACGACCAGTTCGTGGACATCACGGTTGACGACGAAGGCGACGGCACCACGTTCTATGCAAGCGGTCAGGAGATTGCCGACGCCACCTACTCCGTGCAGTTCCACTTCCACGGTAAGGTTGTTCGCGTACGGCCCAGCGGTGCAGGGTCGGACGAGACCTACTACCTCCGCGCCGAGCTGGAATCCGGCGACCCGTCCGATGGCTTCGGTGCAGTGGATTGGTACGAGACAGCGGGTGTGGAGTGCACCATCGACAACTTCGTGTCGCAGCTGTACATCTACAAAGGCGTTGGCTATATCGCACGCAATGGTGACGGCATCACGTCGTTGGCCGTTGGTAGTGGTGAGCATCCCGCATATGGTGAGCGCGCGGTAGGGGACGGCCTTACCTCCCCAATCCCGTGGTTCGTCGGAAAAGCGGTGACCATGCTGTCGGTGTTCCAAGACCGTCTGATCGTGGGTGCAGGGAACTACGTCAATGCAAGCAAGTCTGGAAACTACCTGAGCTTCTGGCGGGCGTCGGCGGTGAATATCGCAGATGACGACCCCATCGAAATCTTCGCTCACGGTAGTGAGGGTGATGTGCTGCGCCATGCCACACTCTACAACGGCAACCTCGTGATCTTTGGCGACCGACAGCAGTACGGCATCAGCGGAGACTCAGTGTTCAGTCCGAAGAACCCGCTCATCAAAGCTTTCAGCGCGAACAAGGATGCGGTGGATGCCAAGGCACAGACCTCAGGCAACTACATCTTCTACGCACAGTACGGTAGCGAGGGTACGTCCATGCACCAGATGCGAGTCGGTGCGTTGAATGGGCAGCAGACTGTGACCGATGAGATGTCGAATGAGCTGGGTACTTGGCTCAATGGCAGACCATTGCAGATCACGGCACTCACCGCCCCGAACCTTGTGATGTTCCGTACGCGCGAGCATCCGCAGGACTTCTACCTCTACCGCTACGAAGACAACAAGAACAACGGTCAGCGTGTTGTGGAGAGCTGGTCCCGGTTCCAGTACGCTACGGGGCTGGGGTTTGTAATCGGCATCAGCTCTTACAAGAAGACTGGTCTAGTGTTCACTGCACGCGGTGGGGCTGTTGTCGCGGACGTGTTTGATCCGAAGGCCGAGGCTGACACGCACTCGTGCCTGGACAGCTGGGCGAGTTTCGGTACACATACAGGCGTGAGCACTTCCGCACTTAGTGCCGTGGCTACTGCGAACAGCGGGTACTTCCTCGTCGGCGCGCCGTACTCACAGCTGCCTGACCTCGTGTCGCAGCTCGGCATTACGACTGAGCAGCTGGAAGTGGGTGTACCGTCGGAGGCGTGGGTCATCCCCACCAATCCGTTCCCACGTGATCGCAATGGTGAGGCTGTACTCGACGGGCGCATGGCGCTCAACCGTGTGTCTGTGGATGTGGAGAATACGGCGGGCATGTTGGGAATCGTCAAGGCCACCACTGGCACGATCACCACGACCGACTTCGAGGGTCGCATCCTCGGCACAACCAGTAACTTGATCGGGCAGCAACCGGTGTACTCCGGGCAGCTCAACATCAGTGTTGGTCGTGAAGTACGTGAGTGCACATACGAGATTCGCAGCAAGACTTGGCTACCCCTTCGGGTGACTGGTCTGAGCTGGACGGGTCAAACTTTCAACAACGTACGGAGGGTTAGCTAATGGGTTCGGTTAATACGATCCTTCAAGCGAACAACACCACCCGCGTGGCGCGTGCGCAGTACCGGCAGGCAGTCGCACAGACGGACAATACAAACCGTCTGGAGGTGGCAAAGGGCGGGTTCGCTGACTTCATGCGTTCGCTGAAGAACAATGCCCAGCTCGACGCGGCCTCGAAAGAGTACAACTCCAACATGGAAGCCTTGAGCGAAGAGCTGCGTGCACGGCAAGGGGCTGGGCTTAACTCCCAGCTCCAGCTTGCGAGTGCTCGCGGGTCGCTGCAAGCCCAGGCCGGTGCGGTCGGTGTCGGTGGTTCATCCGCCGACCTGATGGACACGATGGTAGGACTGCAAGCCGAGATGGATCAGCAGACGCAGAAGAACGCAGTCGAACTGCTTGCAAGTCGAGGTGCAGCGCAGACCGCACAGGTCATGTCGCGTGCTTGGAACGGTATGGACATGAGCCGCACATTCGGCCAGTTCGATTACTCTCAGCACATCGAGCCTCAGGCAATGAAGCGTCGCCTGGGCAAGCTCGTCGGCGTGGCTGTCGCTACCTACTTCGGTGGGCCGATGGCGGGCGAGGCCGTTGCAGACTTCGCAGTCGGTACGTGGCAGGCAGACAACGGCAACTTCTCTGGCGCATCTCAGTCCTTCAGCAACGCGATGCAGGGTGCAGCTGGCTCGTTCCAGCAGTATCAACAGCGCGGCGGAAAGAGTTGGGCGTCTAGTGCATTCAACTACAACGACGGTACAGGGCGGCAGGCTCCGAGTAACAAGGTCAGTACCCAGCTAGGAAGCAACTACGACAACTTCACTACCAACACGACTGGCCTCGGCTGGTTCGATGGTGGCTCAACTTCAGGAGGCACTTGGTAATGGCTGATCCCGGCACGATTACCTTCAACACCCAGTCCGCATTGCAGGGTGGCATCAACGCCACTCCCGCACTGTCGGGCAACACCGGTATGCAAGGCGCAGGTGTCGGGAACCTCGGCCCCGTTCGTTCGGGGTCGGACTGGTTCGACTCCACCGGTGGCATGACAATGCCCGACAGTAACCTCCCCGAGTTCTTGGAGCAGCTTGCCGCGCCGCAGATGGCGAAGGTCAAGCAGCAACAGATGTGGGATGGTTTCGTAGCTGCGCGCGCAGGCAAGACGATGGGCGAGATTGCGGAAGATACACCGTGGTACGCCAACCTGTTCGGCCCTACCAACTACGAGATTGGTGCGACCACTTACAACACGTTGAATCAAGTCAACGAGATGGAATCGGACCTCGTGAAGCGCATGCCCGAGCTTCGTCAGCTGCCACCGGAAGCGATGGCCGAGGAGTTCAACAAGCTTGCGACTGAGCGGATGTCCGGTAACGGGTTCGCTGACACCGTGTTGCAGAAGACCTTCATGGATCGCGCCGGTCCTCTCATGGATCTGCACACTAAGGAGCGTGTGGCTTGGCAACAGGGAGAGCTGGTCAAGGCGCAGTACGCTGCGAACTCCAGCAACTCCACAAGCTTCAACGAGCTGTCCAAGCGTACGTCCATGTTGGGCAGCGTGCGGCCGATGGATGCTTCGGCTTCCGAAAAGCTGACCCAGAGTCAGCTGTCCTTGCTCGACGGTCTGTCGCCGTCTCGGTATCAGACGGACCAGAGCTACAAGGAATCCATCACGGCGTTCGTTCGCGGCGCTGCGGATCGGGGTGAGTTCTTCACTCTGAACTTCCTCAAGAGCCGTGGCGTGTACGATGCACTGGACCCGGATTCGCAGCTCGGGCTTAGCAAGTATGTCGAGCAACAGGAAGAGCAGTACAAGGGTAAGTACCTTGACGCTAACCCTGGCATGAGCGAGAAGATGGCACTCGTCAGTTTGTACCAGCAGGAGGGCATCGGCGCGAAGCCTACTCAGGCGCAGATGGACGAACTCAATCAGGCATACAGGGCCGAGACCGGAAGCTCATCTCCGCTTTACTCAGGTCAGCAGATCGCAACTGGTATGGCCCAATCCGCAGGCGCTCATATCCGCGCTCAGGAGCAGGTCATCAACGAGCGTAAGGCTGAGGCTAAAGCTGCGGTCACTGAGCAGCAGAAGCTCGCTGGTCAGGAGGAAGACATCCGTGGCGGCATCGAAGCATGGAAGCGTGGCACGTACTCGCAGACCATCAACATCCCTGGTATTGACAAGGAGATGATCGAGGCCAACGTGGTGCAGGCTTTCAACTCCACCATGGCGCAAAACCCGCAGACAGCGATGGGTCAGCTGGTGTGGAATGCCAACACCGGACGAGGCTCCGTGCTGAAGGGTGTTGCCGATCAGTTCCAGACTACGGCCCGTGCTGTTCTGCGCGATCAGCCAAACACCGCAGCCGCACAGCTGTACCAGCAGTGGAAGCAGCTGAAGAACACCAATGCCCAACGGATCGACATCAACGGTCAGCCGGTGCAGGGTCGTCTCTCGGGTGCAACAACGGCATCGTTGTACTTCGGTGATGGTGTCAACACGTTCTTTAATAAGCTGCAATCTTTGGAGAACGGTGGCGTCAACTTCGAGCTTGCGTACGAGGTGGCACGTGGTGAAATTACTACAGACGACCCGACTAAGTTCAACGCCGACAGCCGCAAGGAATCGGATGCGCAGCAGGCCCGTGTCTCGGAAGCCATCAAGAAGCTCAACCCGAAATACCTGGGCTACTTCGGCAATAAGCTGGGAGACTCCGGTCGTGACGCCTACTCGCGAGCCATCGTGCGCGCAGTGACCGATAGTGGTGGTCTGCTTGACACCTCAGCCGAAGGTCTGCAAGCAGCAGCGACTCATGCAAAGCTTGCCTACGGGCTGGAAGATGCGGGCAAGTATGCATGGGAAAACGGCCGCGACGACGAGGGCCGGGTAATCCAAGGAGTTGGCGCATGGCTTGGTTTCATGGACACTAAGGAGACGGGTCCGGCTATTGAGTCTGCCATCGACACCGCACTGCGTGCCGTGAACATCGAACCGTCCACCAGTTTGAAGACAGACGTGTTCCGCATGAAGGACAGCGAGACCGGAGAGCCGGTGCTGTATATCAACGCGGTAGGTGAGCGTGGCTGGAAGGTGGTGCCAGTCTACGGTAAGGACATCAAGTCCGCATACGAGAAGCGTGCCTCCAAGGCGCGTCAGCTGCAAGTCCCGGTACCGCAGGGATACGTTCGCATGAACGACGGTAGCATTCAGCAGAGCATTTCCATTCAACCCAAAATGTAAGGAGATAGACAATGGCACTCGATCTTTCGGGGCTAACCCAAGACCAGCAGATTGCCAAAGCTGCCGCTTATGCGGGAGTGCCGGAGTCCATCGTGCGCGGTCAGTGGCGAGTAGAGTCTGGTAATGGCCGGGCGCGCAAGGATGCTGACGGTATGATCCGCAGTAAGGCTGGTGCACAAGGTGACTTCCAGATCATGCCGCAGACCCAGGCTACCTGGGAAGCGCGCAATGGTCGCAAGTACAACATGGGCAACTTCCAAGACAGCGTCGAACTGTATGCTGACATCATGCGCGAGAACATGCAGCTAGCAAAGGGCGATGTTACAAAAGCTCTGCGCATCTACCAGGGTGGAACCAACACCAAGGCATGGGGTGCAGAGAATGCAGCCTATGCACCGGCAGTGACCGGTGGTGCTGCGCCTGCTGCTCAGGGCGTACCGAACATTTCGACCACGGCTGCTGACATGGACGCGGCCTGGAACGGTGCAGGCAACATGACGACCCGTACGTGGTCCGGTGCATCCATTCCTGCCGCATGGACAGGCGAGGCTATCGAAGGCCGCAACGCACTGGCATCGGCCGCGAAGGAACACATCGGCAAGCTGCGTACCGGTATCTCGGAGTTGGCGATGGGCGAAGCTGCGGCTTCGGGTCAGACCCAGCAGCAGGCTGTCGCCAAGGCTCAGGCTGTGCGTGCGTCCGATCAGGTAGTTCCTTGGTGGGTTCGCCAGGAAGTTGATACGCTAAACACCAATGCGCGTCAGGCACTAGTCGATCAGACCGAGCGCGCGCTGCAACAGGACCGTGAGGACGAAGAGCTGCGCAACAGCCTGACCTTCACCGATAAGTGGGGCGCTGCATTCGACAGCGGTATCGGTGCGGCCATCAGCAACCAGCTTGCACGCGAAGACACCGCGATCCCCGAGGGGTGGAAGTACGACCCGAAGGAATGGGAGAAGTCCTGGATGACAGCTGACGAATTGGAGGACATCCGAGACGCAGCATACTCGCCGAACGAGTTGGCCTATGTGGCTGATCGTCAGGCCATACGTCGTCATTCAATGCGTATCAAGGACCAGCAGACTGGTTGGAGCAGCTTTGGCTACGACCTCGTTGCAGGCTTCACCGATCCAGGCAACTGGGCGGTGGGCGGTGTGACGGGTCTCGGTGCCAAGACGTTGGGTGTCGGATCGGCGGCATTGATCGCTGAAGGTCGCGTGGGTGCGTCTCTCGCATCGGCCGCTGCGGAGAACGCGGTGGGTTCTGTGTTGACTGATGCAACCCTGGCCGGTATGGGAGAGCGTCGTACCTTCGGAGACTTCATGACCGATGCTGCTTTCTCCACCGCTATCGGCACCGCGATGCACATCCCAGGTGCGCGCTCCGCTGCGTCCATCCGGGACCGAGCAACGATGGAGCTGTCTGCGTCGAACGCTGCTATCTACGGCGAACAGTGGAATGCTGATCTGCGCGCTCGTGCTGTGGCTGACGTGGGCGAGGCCAATCCGGTGCTGCTCAACAACCGTGTGCACCAACTTGCCAAGGCTGAGATGATGGATTGGGTGCGCGCCGGTATGGCGGATGTGCCGGACGACTTCCGCCTGTTCGCACGTCCCGACGTGGAAGCTGCTCCGGCAACGGCAGGTGCGGCCTCGCCGACGGGCCAGGTTGCCCGGGACTTCGAGAACGTAGACCCGACGACCGGCAAGTATAACGCCGAGGTTGGTGGTGGGGTCGATTGGAATGCCGCGCCCGATCCGCAGCTGAGCCGGGCATGGAAGGCCAGCGGTGTACGTGGTAACACCGACGACATTCTGCGCTACCTCGAATCCTCGAAGAACGTGCCGGAAGACTTCCGAGCTATCGCCAATGCGCTGAAGCGCGGCGGTCACTTGAATGGTTTGAAGGTCGTGCCCGAATCGGAATTGGCTAACTGGTTCCCGGGGCAGAGTTCGGTGGCTGGTGGTTACCACCCCGCACTGCACGAGGTAGCAATTCGATCCTCGGCGCACAATCCGGAAGTGGTCCTGCACGAGCTGCTGCATGGTGCGACCTCTCGTATCCTCAACGCGGGTGGTGAGTTCAAGAACCAGATGCAGGAACTTCTGGATCATGTCAACGCGAACTTGTCGGAGGCTGATCGTGCGTTGATGAGCAAGGCGATGGAAGGTCGGGTCGATCAGGCAGCGCAAGGTTTCCTGTCGAACACGAACGAACTGTTGTCGTATGGCCTTACGAACCGGGACACTCAGGCGGTGCTGCGCAATATCAGCGCGCCAGGTGCTGCGGCGAAGCAGACTGCATGGGAGTGGCTGAAGGATAAGATCGCCCGTGTGCTTGGCTTGAGCGGACAGGAGTCTGCACTAGAACGCCTTATGAGTGTGGTCGGCTCCAACCTGGGAACGGAGATTCGTTCTCCGCAGGCTGCGTCGGCGCAGACTCGGGGCATGTTGGTGAACTCCATCTTCAAGTCAAACCGCGAGCGCAAAGCGTTCTACACACGTAGTGGCCTGGACAAGTCCGTCAGCGATGACGCGGCGCGCGTGCAGATCGCCGAGGTGATGGCGCGTGCTGAGCGCTTCAGCGGAAAGTACCAGATCGATGCAGCCAAGCTGGGAACCATCATGCAACGCTTCGGCCTGGAGGCAACAAGCACCACGCTCATGTCGTCACAGTCGCCGGTCGCTCGCATGATGGCGATCACTCTGCTGGAGAATCCGGAAGGGGCGGCAGGTCGCCACAGCACCGCAGCTATGGATCGCCACGGTAGGTTTGAGGTGTACATGAGCACTCGCCCACGTCAGTGGGAAGCAGCGTATCGCTTGTGGCGCGCGGAGGAGCGAGGTATCGGCGCTGTCAAAGACTTCGCCACAGGCTTCAAGGCGCGTGGTGAGTTTGAGTATGCAGTGAAGCTGTACCGCGAGACCCGATTCAATGGCGGCGATATGGATGTGCATCCGGCCATCAAGGACATGGCTCGCGAGATTGATCGTGGATACAATCGCATGGCTGCTGAGCAGCGCGCGGCGGGTACCGTCGGTTCTCAGCGACTGCCGGAAGGTGAGGTTGAGGGTTACGAGTCCCGTACGTGGTTGGGTGGTACCATTGCAGCTGCTGGTCCGGTTCGTCGTGAGGGTATCCGCACGGCACTGCGCGATCAGTTCGAGGTGATGGGCGAGATGTACGGTGATGACTTCCTCGACAAGTTCGCTACCCGATACTTGGAGCGGATCGAGGAACGTGCAGCGGGAATCAATCGTGCACCTGACAACTTGTACTCTGACTCTCAGGCTGACACCGTACGTGATACACTGCGCGCGTTGTCACTTAATGAGGAAGAGATTCAGAAGGTCATGGGCAAGTACAGCCGTGGCGGTGCTAAGCACACGAAGAACCGAATCGACCTCGACGTGACTAAGCAGTACGAAGATGCGGATGGTAAGTTCCGACTGATGGACTACCTCGACAACCGCGTTATGGACAACTACCGCAAGTACGCGGGGCGTGTTGCCGGTGACATCGCACTTGCGAAACACGGTATCATGGGCGATGCAGGCATCAACATCGTACGGCAGGCCATGCGCTTGACTGGTGCAAATGATGTGGAGCTGAAGGCGTTTGAGCAGGTGATGTCTGAGTTCACCGGCCGGGTAATCGGCACGGGCGATCCAACTGTCCTGGCGAATGCTCGCCTGCTGACCAGTGCAATCCAGCTGGGCGGCGCAGGTATCAATCAGGCTGCGGAGTACAGCAACGGCTTGGCCGCTGTCGGCGCGTCCGGCGTGGCTGAAGCTATCGGAATCGCCCCTCGTATGCGTGGAGAAATCATGCGTATCCTGAAGGGCGAGGAGAGCGGCAACGACATCCTTACCGGCTTCGAGTTCATCGGCGGTCGCGGCTTCGGACTGGCAGGTTACGACCTACACATGTTCAACTCCGTGGACACTCAGGCTTCTATGTACGGTAGCGAGCGTGCTGGTTTCCTGACGCAGCTAGTGCAGAAGGCGGCGCATGCTAACCGCATCCTGTCTGGGCAGCGAGCTGTCCTGGCTGTGCAGCAGCGCGGCTTCGCTGAGGTGCTGATCGGAAAGGGCGTCAAGTTCCTGCGGGATGGTGCCGAGGCAGACACCGCCCTGAAAGACATGGGCATTGACGATGTGCTGCTCAACCGCTTGCGCAAGACTCAGGATCAAGTTGTGACCTGGGGTGCTGACGGTAAGCTCGAAGCAGTGGACCCGCGTAAGGTGGAAAGTCTGGCTGATCGTCAGGCATGGTTGGCGTTCTACAATGCGATCAACCGTGGCACTTCGCAGATCCTGCAAGACACCTTCATCGGCGAGACCGGTAAGTGGGCGCACAATGGGTGGCTGAAGATGTTGTTCCAGCACCGCACGTTCTCTCTGGTCGCACAGCAAAAGCAGCTCGGCCGCTACGTGGGCAACTACGGTGCGTGGCAGACTGCCGGACTGATCGCCTCGGCGATGGCCGTGGCTGCTCCGTTGCAGGCACTGCGGGTGGCAAGCCGTGTGGCACTGATGAACGACGAGGACCGCGAGAAGGCGATCGACGAGAACATTCTGTCGCCCCTCGCGCTAGGCAAGGCCACGCTGAACTACGTCTCGGCGACGGGCATGCTCAACGACGTGCTGGACGTGGGGACAGGCGTGGCTGGTGGCTGGTACGAGTACGCTGCTGACACGCAAGGCCCGACGTGGCTCAAGTCCCTGGCGGGTGGTCAGTTCGGTAACCGCCGCGAGGTACTAGGCGGGCAGTTCGCTCCGAGCCTGGGCGTCATCAACGACTTCGCGCAGGGTGTCGCCGGCAAGCCGGAGAACCTGGCCGATGTTATCCCAGGTGGTCGCAACCCCGTGCTGATCCCGCTGCTCAAGGGCGCGGCCAGCCACTGGGAGGAATAAGCAGCAGGGCCAAGGACGGCCCACCCTTTTTGGTACACATACAGCAGATATAGGAGGCAGCATGGCAGTTCCAGATCCGCAGCTGCGCTACGCAACAGACGTGTTTGACGCTAATGGCGTCACCACCGACTGGCAGATCAGCTTTACCGGTGGCTACATTAACCCGTCCCACGTGTACGCAATGAGCGGCATGGTGGACGAGGCAACGCAGCTGCTGACAGACCGGACCTCTCACAGTGTGGAAGTCCTATCGCAAGACAATGATGCGTCTACCGTGCGAGTGGCCCCGGCCGTCGCCGCTGGGCGTAAGCTCTACATCTACCGGAGCACTCCGGTACAGCAGATGCTTGTTGACTACGTTAATGGCAGCATCCTCAGTAAGGCAAACCTCAACCTCAGCAACGACCAGCTCCTGAAGATTATCCAGGAGATGTTCGACTCCCTCAACATCGCAACCCTTAGTATCGACCAGCAGGTTGGTGTCATCGTTGATCTTAACAAGATCATCACCGACATCTACAGGCAGGTTCTGGAATTGCTAGCGAGCGGCGGTATTGTGTCCGTGGCCCCGCGTGTTTGGTCGGGAGCTTGGGCTGGTGATAACGCGGACGACACGGACTTTATCATCTCCGGGGCGGATGTTCAAGATGCGGGTTTCTACGATGTGTACGTGAACGGTATCGGCATGCAGCCGGACGTGGACTACGACATCAACGTAGGGAGCGACCTGACCCAGAGCGCCATTCGTTTCACCGAAGTACCCGCAGAGGGTAGCATCTGGTTTGCTGTTTTGCGTGGATACGCTAAGCCTTACAGCGGCCCGCCACCGATCACTCAAGCCGATCTTCGGATGCCGGTTATCGAGGCTGTGGGTCCAACGTACTACGCAGCTGAGGAGATCGAGTACGGCCTTCTGCGTTGCACGTACGGCGCTGGCTGCACAGTTACGGTCAACGCGATTCCGGCCGTTGGTACGAATCGTATGGACGCCGGTAGCTACTTCAGCATCCAGCAGCACGCTGGTCCAGTTGTCGTAGTTGCGGCGAGCGGTGTCAACATCGAAGTACCAGTTGGCTGCGCTGCTAAGGCACGTGGCCTGAACTCCGTCATCTCTCTCACGTGTATCGACGGCGACACTAACACGTGGGTTCTCTCAGGAGACCTCGCTAAGGAGGCGTAATGGCTAAGCACTTCCGGCTATTCGGCCGACCGCTCATGGCGGATGAAGTTCTGCCCGGTCTGTCGGTTACGGGTGTGCTTGATGGTTACACGGCAGGTGCGGCTTACGAGTCTCGCCTGTCGATCAACAACCCGCAAGGCCGATGCACTGTAGAAGTCTTGGAGTCAAGCCTTCCCCCTGGCGCTGTAGTTCGGGTGGATAACCTGACCAAGCAGGTAGTGGTTAAGTGGGCAGCTTACGTTGAGGTCGTGGCAGAAGAAACTGAAGTCCCCAACGGTGGATTCGAGCAAGGCGATGATGGCACGTGGGTTACTGGCGAAGGCTGGGCCATTGGGACTGGCGATGACTTCTCTACGTATGAAGGAGAGTACAGCGCCCGGTTCGCAAACGTCAAGACTAAGGGTAGCGATCTTGTCCTCCCTTTGATTCCGGCTAAAGTCAACGACTACATCAAGGTCAGGGCACAGGTGCAGCAGGGTTCAAGCTCAGAGGGCAATGCGGGTGCGCGTGTGTGGCTGACATATCACGATGCTGGAGGTAAGCAGATCGGAGACCACCCAGGCAACCTCATTACATCCGGCAAGGATGGGGCATGGAAAGAGACGAGTGCTGAAGGCGGTGCTCCCGCCAATACAGCAGGTGTGATCGTTCGTATTGCCGCATATCGCAACAAGCAGAACAGGCCACTGTTCGTGGACAAGGTAACTTGGAACCACAAGTACAAGCTTGGGCAGAACGATGACGACACCTACAAGCTGTACCTCAAGGTCACTGACTCTGCCAACCGTGTGGCTTACTGGCGCGGTACAATTGACGAGCTGGGAATCTACGTCACATCCAAGCTCTACGGTTTCTATGAGACAGAGGGCCTCCAGGCATCCAGCGAATTCGTTAGTTACAACAATCGTGACATGCTGCCTCCCGAGGACTACAGCATCGCCGGTTCGCGCTTCGTATCCTGGGACTTCACCAGTATTCGACGAGAACTTGCCGCCGGGGTGGAGTCTACGCAGGTCGGTTCTTCCTTTGTGTCGTGGGAAATTAAGGCGATCCGCCAGGATTATAATGCGGGTATCGAGAACACTCTCGTCTCGTCTAGTTTCCATTCCTTCACCATTAAGCAGCACCCTGTCGTGAACCAGCCGCTTGACGCGACTGTCAGCGCTCGGTCCGGCTTCGTATCTTGGAGCTTCGCATGATCCATAATAAGGTGGGAGTCGCTGGTGTATACACCATCAGCAAGGGCAAGACCCTTGACTCTCTCGAAACAGTAGCCGACTGGCAGAACAACCTCATCACTGATGTGGGTATGGATGCACTGGGTGACACCGGTTCGGGTTTTCCCCGTACCCTCTCCTCGCTGATCGCTTACCTCGCGGTGGGTAGCGGCTCTGCAACTCCAGCTGTGACTGATACCGCCCTTGGTGCGCAGGTCGCACAGGTGCAAGCAACTGGCAGTGCTGACGATGGCGGTACTACCGTTGCCCCCTTCTACGCCTACTCACGGCGTCAGTTTCAGTTCCCCGCAGGCACAGCCACCGGCGTACTTTCGGAACTTGGAGCTAAGTGCTTCAACAACGGTACAAGCCAGTACTTGTTGACGACCCGTGCACTCATCAAAGATTCCTCCGGCAATCCTACCAGCATCACCGTGTTGGCTGACGAGATTCTGGTGGTCACTTACGAGCTTCGTATGTACGTGGAGCAGACCCCGGTCGTTACCACCGCCACGATCAAAGGTGTCAGCACTACCGTCACCTGTAAGCCTATTGGACTCGGACGAGCTGGTTCTCTCAACGGCGCTGCGGGTGTGGTGTGGTCTGACTACTTGTGGGGTTGCTACTATTTCACCGGTGGTACTGGAGACGGTACTGGCGCTGTGACTGACCAGTATCCCCCGGGCACCAACGTAAACTACTCGGAACTACAGATACAGAACCCCGCATACATCCCTGGTACCTACTACAGGGATTGCGTCTGCCGCATGTCGATTAACAACGTGCCGGGCGCACCTGTCACTGCGGCAATGGGTCTGAATGCTGTTGCAACTTTCCAAGTTGGTTTCAATCCTGGCGTTACTAAGACTGGATCGGAGACGGCTAGTCTACGTATGCGGCTGAGCTGGAGTCGCTACACGCCATGATCCCAACTAAATCTCAGACCATCCAACGAGGTAACTGGGTTGAGCAGCAGAACAAGCGGAGTTCGCCACTCATCGATTACGAGATGGGTGGCCTAGTCCTCAACGCAGCAGTAGACAACCTACAGGCTGCGCTTTGGACAGCAGCAAGTGATGGGAGTAAGATCACCGTGCAACGCGAGGGCCTATCTCCTACCACTGTTCTGACTGACACCGGAATCACACAGATCGCACTGGCCTTCGACCAGACCATGCGCCCACACGTTGCTTACATGGCAGGTGGCGTGTGCAAGCTGTACTGGTTCGACACCACTACCGGGGCCATGGCTACCATGATGATCCCGGGTGCTACTTCTCCGCGCATTTGCATGGATGAAAAGCGAGCAGTCTATGCTACGCAGAGTGACGTGCTACTGTCTTACAAAGTCGGGACTAACCTGTGCTTGCGTGCCCAGCGGGAACGCTTTGCAACTGAGCATGTGATCGCAACAGGAATCCCCGGCGAGCTTGTGGCCGTGGGAATGAACACCAACAACCGTTTGCAATGGAAGCTAGTCGGCAATCCCGAAGACTGGCCTTAATCGGAGAACTACATGACCCCGCCGTCTCTGGCAAACGAGGTCGTTCGCACCTCACCTCTGACGGTGGGTGCATTGTACCTCAACTTTATCAGCACGTATGGCGCTGCCATCGTGACTACCCTTGCAATCGTGTACGCCTTGGCGCAGTTCTACTGGCGCGCCCGGGAACACACCAAGATTATGGGAGCCAAGAATGTCGAATCCAGCAAGTGAAGGCGCGCTTGGTGCCCTGCACGAACTCGTTGCCACGGTCCTTAAGGATCGGCTTGGGAATGCCGAACTGTGCACTGCTGCGGATGTCAATGCAGCTATCAAGTTTCTCAAGGACAACAACATCACCGCCACACGAGAAGCCAACAAGGCGCTCGGTGAACTAGAGGATGAACTGAACAAGCACTCTGCACCGGCAGCGGACGACTCCGAGCTGCAATCTGCGCTCGACAATCTGATCCACTTCCCAGGGAGTGTGGCGAATGCGTGAGTCCGCCGAAGCAGCAGACGTGCGCCGTAGGAAGCTGGAGCTACTGCAGAACCATTACCGCCACTTCGCCACCTTCATGCGCGACATCATGAAGGTGCTGGGGTTCGAGCCTACGTGGATGCAGTACGACATCGCCAACTACATGCAGTACGGCCCGCATCTCGCAATGGTGCAGGCGCAACGTGGTGAGGCTAAGTCCACCATCGCTGCGATCTACGCCGTGTTCTGTCTGATCCATGATCCGACGCATCGAGTGCTCATCATCTCGGCGGGCGGGACGCAGGCGAGCGAGATTGCTACACTGATCCAGCGTATCATCCTCACGGTGCCGACGTTAGAGTGTATTCGACCAGACAAAAACGCAGGCGACCGCACCAGCGTGGACGCTTTCGACGTGCATCACTCGCTGAAGGGCATCGATAAGTCACCGAGCGTGGCATGCATCGGCGTCACCGGCAACCTGCCTGGTAAGCGTGCCGACTTGCTCATCGCGGATGACGTGGAGTCCAACAAGAACAGCCGTACCGCAGCCAATCGCGAGCTGCTGCTGACGATCACGCTGGAGTTCTCGGCGATCTGCACCGGCAAGCCGGGCACGCCGGGCCGCATTCTGTACTTGGGCACACCCCAGACAGGTGATTCGATCTACAACACCTTGCCCGGGCGCGGCTACGATATGCGTATCTGGCCTGGTCGCTACCCGACCCCCGCACAGCGCGAGCACTACGGCCCACATCTGGCTCCTGCAATCGTGCAGAGGCTGGAGGCTGACCCGACGCTAGCCTTTGGTGGTGGTCCGATGGGTGATGAGGGTCAGTGCACCGACGAGCTACTGGCCGGTGAAGACAAGCACCAGTCCGAATTGCGGCAGCGCGGGCCTTCGAGCTACCAGTTGAACTACATGCTCAACACGCGCTTAATGGATGCACTGCGATTCCCGCTCAAGACGGAGAACCTTGTGGTGATCCCAGGTGGTGGCGACCGCTTTCCACTCACGATCACTCGTGGGCTGAGCAACGCTCACCAGCGAAGCTTCCAGTCCAGCGGCTACGGCTTCGTCATGATGATGCCACACGAGATGTCCACCGAGACCGCCCCTGTGCAAGGCGTGCACATGCAGATCGACCCGGCCGGTGGTGGTGCCAACGGAGACGAAACCGCATTCGCGGTGACCGCCTTCCTCAACTCCACCGTCTACCTGCTTGCTATCGGCGCTGTCCCTGGCGGCTATGACGGTGACGGTCTGCTGGAGCTGCGGCGTATCGCCGTGAAGTACAAGCCCAACATCGTCTCGATCGAGAAGAACATGGGTTACGGTGCATTCGCCAAAGTGTTCCTGCCTGTGCTGCGAGAAGATCGCGGTGAGGAGAAAGGGTACAAGGGCGACATCCGCGAGGAGTTCGTCACCGGTAACAAGGAAGCCCGAATGATCGGCACCCTTGAGCCAGTGATGGCACGCGGTTCACTGGTCGTGCTGGAGTCGGTGGTCGAAATGGACCATGAGTACACCCAGCGTTACACAACGAGTGGCAAGCGTCAGGTATTCAGTCTGTTCCATCAGCTATCCAAGCTAACGAATCAGAAGGGTAGCATCGCACACGATGACCGACTGGATGCACTCGAAGGTTCGGTGCGACACTGGGTTGCGCAGCTTGCACTCGACCAGAACAAGGCTATCGCCAAGCAGCAGCAAAAAGAGTTCCAAGCGTGGATCGATGATCCCACCGGCATGAAGGCAGCAACTCGAAAGGGTCCTCTCCAACGTGGCCGTCCATCTCTACTCGACCGCTACCGGAGGTAATGTGGCGAATAAGCTAATCAACATGGCAATCCAGACTACCAACTGGGCAATCGGATTGCTGAAGACTGGAAGTGCAGCAGAAGCTCGCACTTACCTGGGCGTAGGTGGAGGTGGCGGTGGTGGCGCTGTGGATTCTGTCAACGGACAGACCGGTGAAGTCACTCTCGATGCAGCCGATGTCGGTGCCGCGCCTGCGGGCGCTCCGCTGTCCTCGTTCGCAAACGACGTTGGCTTCATCACCGACGCAGACATACCTGGGTCGCCAGTTATCTCGGTCAACAACAAGAGTGGCGTAGTGGTGCTATCCGCTTCCGATGTTGGCGCTGCCACAGCTGCTCAGGGTAACAAGGCGGATACAGCCTTGCAGCCTGGGGATATTCCTACGCAGTCCGTTACTAGCGTCAATTCCAAGACTGGCGCAGTCACCCTCAGCGCAAGTGACGTTGGCGCAGCAACTACAGCACAGGGTACTAAAGCCGATAATGCGTTGCAGTCCGTGCCATCTCGCTTGGACGGGTCTCGCGGGTACAACACCGACCCTCATCCTGATGAGCTTATAAGCATCTGCGCTAACGGCCTGGGTAACCCCAAGCCTGCTCTTGAAGTCTGGGCAGACGACGGGGTGACACAGGCTAATATCAGCGTGACAACGTATGGAGTTAATGGTGGCGGCATAATGCACTCCCGCATGGCTAACGGGACACGCGCCGCGCCTACTGCAGTTACTGCTGAGCAAATCTACGGTGGGTACGGTGCCCGTCCTTACCATACCGGAGGAGACTTCTTCGCAAGCAGCCCAGTTTCCATCCATTGGGTCGCAAAGGAACTGCAACAGCCTAACAGTAAGGGTGGCGCGCTTCGTATTCTTACCACACCCATCGGCGGTAATAACAGAAAGGTCAATACATCCTTCGCACCTGATGGGGACCTTATCGTATCGGAGTCACTCCTTGACCGTAATCCGTACCCCGCTCTCTCTGGGCGTGGGTTGGCTGTAGTTAGATCGGGTGCAATCCCAGCAGTAGCACACACAATGCAATTCGGCGGCGGCGGTAACCCGGTGAGCGGGTTTTCCGCATCATGCGCGCAGGGTACGGCTGAGGCCCCACTCGCCACAATTCAGAACCAGTCTGCCTACTTTGGGTTCTTTGGTCACAACGGTACGTCTTTCACTTCATCCGCAGGTCTAACTTCGTTCCGCGCAACAGCCAACTGGACTCCATCATCCACCCCGTGCCGATGGAGTGTGGAGCTTACGGCACCAGGCTCAGTAGCGCGCCGTGAGGTTCTTGCGGTGGCCGCCGAGGGCTTTATGTATGTTGCAAACGCGCAGTCTGTCCCTACTGGGAGTGTTGGCTCGGGCGGATACTTGTACGTAGAGGGAGGGGCCTTGAAGTTCCGGGGTGGTAATGGAACAGTAACAACCATCGCACCAGCATAAGGAGTAACACATGATTAAGTCTGACTTTTCTAACTACACCGGCCTGTTCGGCCGTGGCAACTACCTCGTCCGCGAGCTTCTGGCGCTGGTCGAGCATGCCGAGAAGCACCCGCAGACCGCAGCCCAGCTGCAAGATCTCTTCACTGCGGACGTGAACCGAGTGCAGGCTGCGCTTACTGCGGCCCTGTCGCGGGATGAGTCGTCTGGCCCGAACTCTGGGCTACTTCCCGAAGATCCCGAACCCGAGGAGTCGTAATCTATGAACCAGCAGCAGGATCGAGGTAGCAACAAGGGGCTGTTCGGCCTCGTCGGTGGTATCTTCATCGGCATTTCCGCCACGCTGCTGTCATTCACCCAGGGCCACGAAGGGGTGCGCTACTCAGCGTACCTCGACACCGGCGGCGTAGCTACCATCTGCTACGGACACACCACTGGTGTGACTATGGGCATGACAGCAACGAAGGCACAGTGCGACAAGTGGCTCATTCAAGACCTTCAGATCGCCCAGCAGGGAGTTCGCAAGCACCTGAAGGTTCCCGTCAACCGCAACCAGATCGACGCCTACACGGACTTCGTGTTCAATGTGGGCGAGGGCGCGTTCGCCAACAGCACTATGCTGCGCAAGGCCAACGCGGGGGATCGCTCTGGTAGCTGCGCGGAGTTCCTGCGCTGGGTGTATGTCGGCAAGCTAGACTGCCGTCTCTCCAGTAGCCGGTGTTCCGGTATCCCTAAGCGCCGAGATGCAGAGTACACCCTGTGCTTGCGCCCCAACAACGAGGTGATTGCACCATGGAAACCCCAACTGAAATGACCGCACGACTTGCAGGCAAGGCTATCGGCCTCCTCCTGGTAGTCGTAATGATCGTGTGCTTCGGGCTATACGTTCGGGGCTTGCAGCGCAAGGTGGATAGGCTGGAGACCGCACAGGTCGGCCTGACTGCCACCTCCACTGCGGCCAAGACACAAGCTACCGGGTACGCTACCTACATCAAAGAGAAGGAGGACGTCCGTGTCCGTACTGAAGAAGCTCTCGATGCTGTCCCCGAGTACCGGGATGGCGCTGTTCCTGCTGATGTCGCTGACCTCCTGCGCGAGCCTGCCGGTTCCAAGTGATGACCTGCTTAAAGACTGCTCTATTACCTACCTCGGTGGCTTCAAGGGCACTACTTCCAGCCAGGAGAAGGTGGTTAAGCTAGCACAGGACCGCCGATTGGACACCGTTCTGTGTAACAAGGACAAGGCGGCGCTACGTGCGTGGAAGGCTGAGGTCTGTGGCACTGGTAAGCGTAGGTGTGTGCAGGACAAGTAGGCTAGTGACAAGGCCCCGGAGTGATCGGGCCAAATTTTGCTTCACAATTGCGCGGGGGTCACTCCAATAAGAGCTCGCGCGTTCGCCCCCATGCGGGTGCCTGCGTGACGTGTGCGGGTGCGCCTGGGCGGGTGCCCGCGTGTGCGCTCGTGTGCGCCTCACCTGCGCCTGCGAGACGATGTGCGTGCGTATGCACGTCTGCGGCTGCGCCAACGTGGGTGTGTGCCTGTGGTGCCTGCGCGTGGCGTGGGTGAGCGCATGGGCGGGTGCATCGTGTTGGCCTGGCCGGTGGCTGGGCAGGGTGCAACCTGACCGGCTGAATGGATTCACAATTATCTTGCGATTGGTGCTTGACACGGTGGCCGGGTAGTGACAATCTGCATCCATCGACCAGTGGCACCCTCCCTGCACAGACATATCACCGTCTCCCTGCACAGGAAGCCACCAGGCGAGGCTCCAAGGCACGGCGTGAGGCACACCAGGGCGGTACTAGCGGGTGAGCATGCGATGGGCACAGAGCGCACGAGAGGGCCATCTGTATCGTTTC